CGTCCGTGCAACATGTATGCAGAAGTTCACAGATATGCTCGAAGCCGAGGACTACCAAGTGAAGCGCACCGGCGTTGAGACTGTCGCCTATGTCGCCAAGAAAGACAGCAATGGTGGAAGTCAGCATATCGGCGACGAAGGCGGCGGAAACCAGGGCGGAGGCGAACTCGAAGGATAATCACCTAAAACTTAAACATTATGACACAAGAAGAAATCATCGAATCAAAGAATGAGCAGTACAGCATCATTCTTGATCGCGAGTCAAAACTGAGTAGCACAGACTACATCGCTGCTAAGATAGCGGAGGACAAGGCAACGCAAAAAGAATATGCCGGCAAGATAGCCGAGCGTCAGCAGTGGCGCGACGACATCAATGAGGCGCAAGATGCTATCAAGGCACTTGACGCATTGGAGCCAGAACCCGACGAGCGGCCAGCCGAGGAGTAAACCTCCCGTCTACTTCTGCCGATATATAAAAGAAAGAGAAAATGGAGATATTCGAGAGCGTAACAAACATCCTGAGCCTGCTGTTTGGAGGCTCATTGATTAGCATCGTAACATGGAAGTTTGCGCGGCGCAAGGCTGATGCGGAAGCCAAGAAAGCGGAGGCGGAAGCCAAGTCAGCGGAGGCGGAAGCCAAGTCAGCCGAGGCGGAGGCACAGCAGGAAAAACAAAACTACTACCAGCAAATCATCGACGACATCGCCAAGGACCGCGACTACTACAAGCGCGACCGCGACGAGCAACGCACACGCATGGACGAGATGGATGTCAAGTTCCGCGAGCTTCAGCGCGACGTTGCTCGCAATGGAAGAATGGTGGAGGCAATGCGCCCTTTTATGTGTGCAGATCTCAAATGTCCTCACCGCCAGCGCGTAACCATATCTCCAGAAGGGGAAGTTGAAAAGGGAAAATTGAAAGTTGAAAATTAAAATCAGCGCGGCAAATTCATGGATGCTTTCTTAACTCTTAACTCTTAATTCTTAACTTCTATGGCAACTCGAATCAGTAAGAACTTTACGCTCGAAGAGTTCACGGCCAGCTCAACGGCGAAGGCCAATGGCATAACGAATGTTCCGAGCACGCAGCAGGTGGCGAACCTCTGCGCCCTCGTGCATCATGTCTTGCAACCACTACGTGATGCGATGGGGCACGAGATAAAGATAGGTAGCGGCTACCGCTGCCCGAGGCTCAATGCAGCGGTCGGCGGTGTCAGCAACAGCCAGCACATGAACGGTGAAGCAGCAGACCTCTGCATCGATGGCGACAAGATAAAGGGCAAACGGTGGTTTGATTGGATTAAGGCGCACGTCGTCTTTGACCAGCTCATCTGGGAGCACAGTGCGAAGGGCTCCTACTGGGTGCATGTATCGTTCCGTTCCGACGGCAAGAACAGGAAGCAAGTCATCAATGATCTGCTGAAGAAGGCATAGTTTTATTTTGTTGTTTTGTTTTTGGCGTTATTGCCTAAAAGAGAAACGAGAAACCCCCCTTTATTATTGCATCCGAGTGGTTCACGAAACATCAAAAACAAAAAATATGGATTTATAACTTATTTTCACATAATTTGTTTGCGACATACAAATAAAATGCCTATCTTTGCAACGTCAAATCGTTAGTGCGGCAGGTAGATGTCGCCATCAAGGGTGGCATTTTATTTTGCCGGAAAAGAGAAATACCCGTCCGTAACCGCGTGGAGTAGTGGAAACACCTCCAAGGCTTTGCACTAATGAGCCTGACAGCGCGTAGTACGGACATTTTTATTTATATGTCAAAACATTAGTGAAATGAAAAATTTAGGAAAGGTTCTGGACTACCAGAAGAAGACAAATGATGCGGTGAACGGACTCATCGACCTGCTGTCTAACTATTATTCAACAGGAATGTTGTATGAAACACTCGCGAACGCTCAGGTGGAAATCATGTCGCTCATTCGACTTTGCGACCGCTATGTCGAAGACGGGCAGAAGTGGGGCGAGGTTCTCAATCCAAGTGACATTGAAGACATGCTTGTTCAAGTGAACGAAGTGTATAAGTTGCTGAAGCCATTCGAGGAACTTGCAAGAGAAAACGGAGGCGGTCATGTGCTCGAGTGAAATTTGGAAAGATGTGCGAGGCTTTGAAGGTCGCTATCAAGTCAGTAATATGGGAAATGTGCGAAGCCTTGACAGATGGACACTCAATAAACGACCATACAAGATTAAAGGCACGATGCTCCATCCTTCATTAAACAAAAGTACTGGATACGTTCGCGTATCACTAAGCGACGGGCATAGAAATTACAAACACTACGAAGTGCAAAGGCTTGTTGCCTTGCACTTCGTTCCTGGTTACAAGGAGGGATTGGTTGTCAATCACAAAAACGAGGTAAAGACTGACAATCGAGCTGAGAACCTTGAATGGTGTACCTATCAGTATAATCTGAACTACAGCGACGTGATAGCATGGAAGCGAAAGCCAGTATATCAATATACAATGGACGGGGATTTTATAGCCAAGCATAAATGCGGCGCAGTCGTTGAGAAGATTATGGGCACCTATCAAGGTGCAATGGTTCATGTTATGTATGAAAGCAAAACGGGAATATGGAAAGGCTATAGATGGAGTTTTCAAAAGAAGACTAAAGAAGAATGGTTGAAAATATCCAGTCAATATAAATCTTCCAGGAAGCGTGTTGCTCAACTATCAGAAGACGGCACTGAAATAGCAAAGTTTGATACATTGCGTATAGCAGCAAAAACGATGGGGGTATCAGTATCCGCCATATCACATTGTTGCAGGGGAAAAACGAAACATGCCGCAGGTTTCAAATGGAAATTCTTATAGCAAATTAGTAAAGTAAACCCATAAGGCTAAAACGCCCGATATGTAGAAGTAAAAACTATATATCGGGCGTTTTTTTTATGTTTGGTTTTGAATATGACGGTGATGTTGTGTTGCAGCAACAGCGAGTATTGGAAGCTGCTCTATCAACTAATCCCAAAACGCAAAAAGCACTACAGAAACTAATCAATAAGGTTCTGAAGGATGCAAGAATAGATGTTGTGCGTGCATTGCGTAGCAGTTACAAAAATGGAGATCCAAGAGGCACAGCATACAATGTTCGCCGTATTGTTTACAAACAAATTCTTGGAGCAAACCTGAACATATTAGGACGAAGAAAAAAGGCCGCAAGCGTCCGCAATAATTATGAATCACCGAGGACGCTTAAGCCACATCAAAGAGGTGGTAATAGAGTGCCGCGTGGAAGAAGAACTGACCAGGTAATGCACTACGGACCGCTCGATAGATGGTGGATTGAATATATACAGGAACACGGCACAACCGAAAGGAGGGCTGGAACGAGAAATGGCAGATTGCATGGAAATAGAGGCGTGCTTGCTCCGAGAAACATATTTGGTGCAGCAGCATCTAATGCACTCGAAAGAGCTTCCGAGAAACTCGCCTTGCTGATAGACACAGAGCTTGGTAAAATGTTGAATGAAAAGAAATAAAGATATATGGCAGATAGTTTGGTAAGGCTGCGCATTGATAGTAATGAATTCGATGCAAAACTGAAAACGGCGAGCCAAAACTTGCAATCATACTTTGACAAGGTAAAGCAAGGTGCTGGCACATTTGAATACCTCGACGATGGTGTTTTGGACTGCGCAAAGGCTCTTGGGCAGTTATCGACCAAATCAAATACAGCAAGGGGGAGTATTTCCGAGCTGACGAGTTCGTTTACAGAATGGTCGTTGAGGTACAAACAAATGACTGAGGCTGAGAAAAACACACCTCTTGGAAGGGAAATTAAAAATTCACTCGACCAACTCAAAACCCGCATTCAGGACACGAAGAAAGACCTTGCCGACATTGGTCAGGAACTGAGTGGCTCGAAGTTCGGTCAGTTTGGTGGTATCATCGACGGCATTGGTCACAAGATGGGTGTGTCGGCCAACCTCACAGAACTGTTGACAAGCAAGACTGCTTTGATGACTGCCGGAATAGGTGCTGCCGTCGCTGCTATCTACAAGGGTACTGAGGCTTGGACGAAGTACAATGCGGAGCTATCCAAGCAAGACCAGCAGACGCAAGTTATAACAGGACTGAAAGGTTCGGGTGCCGACCACATGACAGACGTGATGCGGGCAATCTCTGACACCTACAAGGTTGATTTCCGGCAAGCCGTGGAAGCAGCCAACACGCTCATGTCTCAATTCGGCGTGTCGGGAAGTGAAGCCATCCAGCTCATTAAGGATGGTATGCAGGGCATGATTCAAGGCGACGGTCCAAAGCTGCTGAGCATGATACAGCAGTATGCCCCAGCCTTCCGAGATGCTGGCGTAAGCGCAAGCCAACTCGTTGCAGTTATCCATAACAGCGAGGGCGGTATCTTCACCGACCAGAATATGTCGGCCATTGTGATGGGCATGAAGAACATTCGCTTGATGACAAAGCAGACAAGCGAGGCTCTTGCAAAACTTGGTATCGACGGCAATCAGATGTCGCAGCAGCTCAACAACGGCACGCTCACTGTGTTTGACGCTTTGAAGCAGGTGGCAAGTGAACTGAAGAATGTTGACAGCAACAGCAAGACTGCAGGAGAAGTCATGCAGACAGTCTTTGGACGTCAGGGTGCAATGGCCGGAACGAACCTTGCAACTGCCATCGAAACCCTCAACACCAACCTAAAAGAGACGAAGAAGCAGACAGGAGAGCTTGGCGATGCTTTCGCAGAACTTCAGACGGCCAATGAAAAACTGAACACAGCCATCCGTGACTGCTTCGAGTACGACGGCTGGGAGCAAATGGCAACCGGTATAAAAGCGAAACTCGTCACGGCACTTTCGTCGGTTATCGAAAAGTTGGCTGACATAAAAAATATGCTATTTGGCATTTCACCTGAAAAAACCAAACAAGACTTTATATCCGGAGAAAATGGACAGGTCAATGTCGATAAAAAAATCGAACAACTGAAAGGGTCTAACTACAAAGAAGCAAGGTTCGGTGCAGACCTTCGTGAATTTGATAAGGAAATATCAAAGAGAGATGCTGAATTAAAGAAATTGCAAAAGGCCGCTCAACAACCTGGTCAAACGAACTTCCTTCCTGAAATAAACAGGCTCAAGGCGGAGCGTGATGCTCTTAAGGAAATGAGGGAAGATTATGCCCGAAGAGCTTCTGAAGTTATATATGGTTCCACTAATAAAAAGGAAGAATCGCCAGAACCGCCTAAGCCAGACCCAAACGATCCAAAGACAATAATCAAATCTACCACTTCAGCGACTGCCAAGGAGCTCAATCCTATGCAGCAAGCCCAGAAGGAAATCTCTGCTCTTACTGAAGAGGCACTAACGGCTGACGAGGGAAGGCTGGGAATCATAAAGAAAGAGATAGCGGCTCTGCAAGAGCAAGTCAGAGTCTATCAGTCTATACAGGACTATGCTCAGGGAAAAGAGCCGAATTGGAAGATACAGGTTGGTGACCGCAAGGCTTTCGAGGCGGAGCAGAAGCAGATATTTGAGGCAAATGGCGGCACTGCATCGCGTCTCGAGTCGATGCAGTATTCTGTGATGAAGGAAATAAAGGCCGAGGACATCAAGGTCGATACCGAAACGCTTCACACGCTCCTGAAGGACGCCTTGCAAAACAGCATCGACACCACTTCGCTTGACCTCACTACGATAGCCGACCAAATAGCAGAAGGAATCAATGTGCCAGATGAGAAATGGCAAGCAATTATCGACAAGTACAACGAACTGAGGAAACAAATCGGTCAGGACCCAATAAAGATTAACATGGAAACTGGCGGATTCGTCGTCAGTGAGCAATCGAACAAAAAGAGGGGCGACATAAAAAATGACGGCTATCAAAAAATGGTCGGGAACATAAGTACTATAACCGGCGCGATTCAGCAGCTTGGTGTAGATATTCCAGAAGGTTTCTCGAAGACACTTGGAATAATGCAGGTGATAAGCACAATCTTGATTGCTATTCAATCATTAGCTACCGTTACGGCCACAACAAGTGCGCTAAAGTCAATCCCAATAATTGGCATGTTTCTGAACAGAGGAGGTATCGTACGTGCTGCCGGAGGATATACAGTGCCTGGCAATTACGGGTACGATGCTGTTCCGGCCATGCTGACATCTGGTGAAGTAGTGCTTAATTCTGCACAGCAAGGAGTATTGGCTTCGAGGTTGTCAGAGAACAATTCAGTGCCGACTAAAACGGTGGCAGTAATAAATGGCGACCAGATGAAACTTTTGCTGATGAATAGCGCACAGGCAAACGGTAAAACAATTTCGGAGTATTTGGAAATCAAATAAAACTATGGCATACGGTGTACGATGGAAGGTGGAATTTGCTGCATTGAACGATGACAGGTTCCGAATAGAAATATTGCAAGAAAACTGGGATGAAGGTTTTGTTAATCTGATTGGAGCAGAAGATCCTATCACGACGAAGGAAGATGACCAAAACGACATCTTTACCACGGTACGCACACAGAATGGTGTACTGAAAATTCTTGATAATGGTTTTGACGCGGACGGAGAGCCGTTTGATTACACGGAGATGATACCTGAGTCCGATAAGGACCTGCAGGTGAAATTGTGGCAGGTAGGCGAGAACGGAGTAGATGTTCTGAGGTGGATTGGTTATATCCGGCCAGATTCTCTTACGAGTAGGATGTATGAAGATGTCAGCGTGAGGGAATTTCAGTTGACATGTCCGCTTAGTGTTGTCTATAACACGCCGTTCACATTCAGCAACACCAGCACAGACCAGGGAACGATAATGACTATCGGGAGCATCTTGCACCGTGCTCTTGCCTCCTCTGGCGTTGAGTTTGAAAATGTGTATAAATGCAATGTTGTAGAACACAGGGAAGACTTAATATGTAAAGTGTCACTTCTTAACTTTGTTGGCGGAGTTGTTCCTACTCACACTACACCGCCGTCCTCTGATGTTGACAATTTCTCATCCACATGGGAAGACGAGTCACATTCGTGGGGTGATATTATTGACAGCATTTGCAAGTTCTTCGGGTGGACGATATACGGCAGGGCTTTAGACCTGTTTATAGTTTCGCAAAGCGACCGCGATAACTGGACGCGCTTTGCATTTGACGACTTGCTGTCTGAGTCGAATTATGTATTAAGTAACAATGTTAATATAGACCCAATATATGTAGAAGACTTGGACTATGTTTCTACTAATCACACTGAATGTAGAACTCTTGGGTATCGTGAAATCAAAATTGAGGCAGATGTAAACGCAAACGAAGATGTCCTGAATCCGGATTTTAGTCAGTTAGAAATGGAGTATTACGGTGTGGCTGGTAGTCAGCAGCAAATCATCCATATCAACAATGAAAATCAATATGTGGTCAGAAGGATAATATCAAATGACAACATTACGTTTACGAGGTTTATAGGGGATTGCCAAATTTACGAACACCGACAACTCCAGACTTTAGGCGCAGAATTGCCGTATGTTCTTGCATATTATGATAAATGGAAAGCAGATGGGAATGTAAATGAGTTTTCAAACAAAACATCCTTCAGTTGGACAAGCGGCGTCTGTTGCTATAAGGGCGGACAGAATCGCCGAGTAAACTTTTTTATTAAAACCATTGGAGATGTATGTTTTCCTGCTGGGGCGACCATGTGTATTTCTGCTGAAGTGTCGAGCAATTTGTTCCCTGACGGTGTAAGTGTTGACGGCAAGTATATTCCGGTAAAGCTAAGGATAGGAAATCTATATTGGGATGGAAGCGGGTGGAGTACAGACCAAAATGCGTATTTTAACCTTATAGCTCGTGCAGATGGGAGTGTTGTTTCCCCACAAAATACATATACCAATCAAGGTTTTAATCCAAAAGGTATTCTTTTCGACGAGCCAGAGGGTTCTAATGGATATTGTATCAACAACACAGGGCAGCAAGGATTGACAGGCAGGCTTCAGTTGTCTATTTGTAGCGCAACAGGAGACCCAACAGAAAGAGTACTTAGACTCGTCGTAAACAAAATCAGTGTTAGCATATATACGCCAGACAGTAAACTAAAGCCCGTCAACAAGCAAACGCAAGTATATACAGACGTAGCGACCACCACATTCAAGAGAAACTTGAGTGTTAATCTTGACATGGCGAGCGGAGCTCATAATAAATATGGAATAGGGCAATTATATACCTCTACATTTTCACCTTTGGAAACTCTCCCGTATCGCAGGGGAGGAACAGCCGATATACCGGAACACAACCTATTAACAAGAATGGTCAATGTCTATAACTCTACGGCCATTCAGAACACAATAGAGATTGCTGACAATGTGGATGCTGACTCTCCACTTCCATCCTTTTATAAGGGAGAAGACACATTCTACATGATGAATTGTTCACATCACTGGCGAGATGGCAAAATGACTTTAACGATGATAAACAAATAATACGATGGCAAAATTAGGCAAAGACATATTTGTGGCGATTGAGGACACAGGGACAGCAACCATTATTGCAGGAACGCGTTCAAACGAATTGCAGTCTTCATCTGAACTTCACGAAAAGTCAGGTCCGCTAACTGGAAAATGGAAGGAGCGCATGGCCGGAAGGAAAGAATGGTCCATCGAAACAAGCTACCTTGTCCTTTCCGGTGCAGGCGTTAAGGATTTATTGAAGGTCGGAAATATCTTCAAGTTGCATTTGGCGAGCCGTGAAGGTACAAGTGTTTCGACTCAGTTGACTGGTATGGCGTTTTTATCGTCGTGCAAGATAACAAGCACGATTGGAAATCTTGCACAGGGTGCATTCAGTTTTGTTGGTGACGGCCCATTGGAAGAACCATCTGTGCAATCCGATGAAGATTCTAACGAAGCCGAGTAAACCCCTGCGCGACTTTCATACGATAAGAAAAGACACGATATGGCATACAGTTCAGGAATGCTCAATAAGCGGATAACGATTGCGCGGCGCAAGGATGATGCTGCGGAGTCGTTTGGCAAGGCTGGGAAACCGAAGTACGAGTTGCTCGGCACGTTCTGGGCGGCGGAGGACTTCAATCGCGGCGTAAAGTCACTGCGTGATGGTGCCTTTGATGCTTACGACACCGTGATGTTCAGGATGAGATACTACAAGGGCGTTGACCGCTGGTGCCTCATTCAATATAACAACAAGTGGTATCAGATACAGTCGTTCAACGAGGACTATCAGGAGAACCAAATACAGATAACGGCCATCGAGCTTGCTAACCAGCAAGTGAACATCGTTAGTAGTGAATAGTGAAGAGTTAAGAGTGAAGAAAAATACAATCAATACAAAAGGAACTATGAAGAAACAAGTTGCAATCGTACATTTCAACACGCCAGAGATGACAGAGGCGGCGATTATGAGCCTGCGGAAGCAGACGGGAATGAGGTATGGTGTCGTGGTGTTCGACAATTCGGACAAGAGACCATTCCAAATTCAAAATTCAAAATTCAAAAATCAACTTGGGAAGGTGTCGGTCATTGACAACACGAAGGGCAAGTACATCG